CGCTGCCGTTGGCCGCTATAATATTGCCACTAGCATCAAGGAACACCGCCTTTTCTGCTGGCTGGGCGCAGAAGATTGTCTTGGTGCCAGAACTCCAACTCACCGCACTGTCACTGTTACTGGACTGAAGGATTGTTGTACGAGCTAACGTCGTGCCGGACGATGTATAGGTACCAACACCAACCTCAAAGTCAGTGCCGTCTGTGCAAGCGTAGTATGTCGTGTTGCCATCGCCAACAGACGAAAATGCCTCAAAACCAGTAACGGCACCGGCTAATGTATAGGTGCCAGTGCCGGTGGTAGTGGTCGTCTCTTTGACGCGATCCTTGAGTACCAGTGCCATGTTACTTCAACTCAATCACGAGATTCCCTGCGTTGATGCGGAAGATGTCGCCATCGTCAATCGTCCTGCTGGCATCGAGTGCGCCAACAAACAGAATGTTGCCACTTGACGAGGCGTCCGCGATAAACACATGAGTGATCGTATCAGCAGTAGTGGTTCCTGCTGCCGGGAAATCGATGTTGGCGGCGTTCGTTGCCGTCTGCGTGTCGGTAGAGTCAGAGCCAATGGTCGTCCAGTTGGAGGCTGTAACCTGCACCCTTGCATAATTGGTGAAGTCAGCTTCGGTAACAGACCCTGTTTCTGCCGCAGATACAGCGGTAGCCAGACCGATATAGATACTGTCACCCGGCGAGGAGAAACTCAGCGAGTTGTTCTTGAATATGAAATGCAACAACCTCCGCTCTAGGTAGTTTGTTGCTGCGTTGGATGTAGCCATCTTCTACTCCTTATGTCCGAGGCCGTTCTGGCAAGCCCCTACGATAAGCGTCAGCGTTCTCTCTCGCCTCTGCCAGATCTTTCAACCTCGAAAGCGCCTCGGTGAACTGCTTATCATACAACTGAAGCATGTCTGGCTCACCTTTCATGTAAATATACGCTTCGTACAACGAACCGTAAAGCAAGGCATTGGGAGCGTTGGTGCTTAACCAGGTTGTGCCGCTGTCTGCTCCTGCTGTCAGAGAGGCAGGGCGATAGAAGTAATGAAACTCACAGACGTAGTTGCTGTCAGGAGTTGGAGCTAGAATCAAGTTGTCTACATCAAACCTAGCGTAATACTTGGGCGTGCCCGTCGTGGCTGAGTTGGGATTGTACTCTTGAATGAAGTTCACGTCTTTTTGTAGCAAAAACTCCTTCGAGCTACTGTTCGTTATGGACAACGAAAAAGAAGCTAGAAAGTCTGTCGGCAATGACAAGAATGGATCATTCTGCGTCACTGCACTTGTAGCGTTTTTGCGAAAATACTCTAGGTCCACGAGGTAGAAGATTCGATCTTCTGCCGCGCGAATAAAGTCATCCACGTTCGACACGAAGGTGGTTTCCGTGTTTTCGGTGTACTCCTGTATCGCAGTTTTTAGCTGTGCAAATGTGAATGCCATCTACTTCTCCAACGTCACCGGCCCGGCAGTCGCATTCTCACCTCCCCCGCGTTGACCACCCGTGGTTGCGGTGCCGGACGACGCCGAAAAGGTGTAAAGGTTAGAATCCGTGACAGTAATCGTATACCCACTGGAATTCTCCAATGCAGCCTTCGTGAATCCATCAAACGCCTCCGCTTTTCGGAACCTTACAGTATCCCCGCTCGTGCGTCCATGTGAAGGCTCCACCACCGTAATCACTGCGCTCCCCGAAGAACCCGACAAAAACGGATTGGCCGGCAAGAGTCGAGCGACTGCAACCTCAGTGCGCTGATCGGGACGCGGGTCATGGATGGCCTGCGGATCTGGCCCCACACGGATAGGCTCTAGCTGCGGGTGTTTTGCTTCGTACTCGTCTCTGCCTACTTTGGAACCATTCCATTCTGTGACCATCTCGACCAGCCGGTATCTGAAACCGGATCGGTCGGATATCCCGTAAGCATCTTTGCCTGAAGCAAACCTCGCCATTAGTTCACCCGTAGATACTGCATGCTCGGTTGCAGCTTCAGTGCAACGCGATCTTCATCCTCGTCTGCTGCCCGCTGGAACTCTTCCTCGTACACCGCTTTCAGAAGCTGCACCCTCTCCGGTGCCTTCTTCATCGCAATGTAGTACGCGAGGCCAGCAACCATGCAAGGAAGGAATCGGAAAGGTGCGTCAGTAGTGTTGACCAATGCATCCGCATCTTCGATACGACGAACATAGTAATAGATAAGACTGTCAGTAGAACTATCTGGAGTAGGCCAGAGAACAACCTCTGGCGAGATCTGCCTGTTGTAGAAAAACTGACTTGGCCTGCCTGTTTGATCCTTGTTCGGTATGTGCAGGTATTCACTCCTGGACATCCGATCTAGCTGGAAGTCCACGCTACTCCGACGAATAACCACCTCAAGCAGGTCAGTGTGTGTAGCATCAAGCGTGTATGTCGCCGTGCCCGATGTAAGACTCACTGTCGCCTGCTTCACGGTCCACAGGTTCAGACCACGATTAGCCCAGTCTGCGAACATCAGATTCAGAGACCGACGAGCCGTACGAGCGTCGTAGCCGGTGCGGACCTCAAGCCCGCACCGCTCGTACGCTTCTTCGATAATCTCAGCTACATCGAGATCAAAATCTCTGGACCCAGAGGTTGCCATTTACTTCTTCTTCCGCATAGCCTTACCGCGTTTTGCCATGACGGGCTTCTTCATCATGGCGCCACCGCCGCGCATAGCCTTCTTCTTCATGCCCATGCCACCGCGCATTTTACGCATTGGTTTTTTCATACCCGGCATATTCAATTCTCCTCTGCTTTCGCGTTTCGACCAGACGACGGTAATCATCTGGGTCATAGTTAACATAGTAATCCAGACGTTCTAGCTTTGCACTAGCATTGTCTAGGTCAGTAAGGCGTTGCACAAAAATCATGTTCAACCCCTTGTCCTTGAACGATAGCAGCCAGATATCAACACCCGTTGCAGCTAACCACCCGTTCAATGCGAAACAACCTGCTTCAAGGTCGTCGTAGGTGTATTTGTCTCCGTAGTTTCCGCACACAACTACTTGGTATGTGTCGTCGAACGTGGTGATCTCCTCGTACACCGCATCCCAAATATCACCAACTTCCTCTCGCGTCTTAACCTTTTCGGACAACCATGCGTTTCGAGCAAAAGGACAGAGCGCGTTGCCGTTTACAAACTCGTCCGGCTTGCATAACTCGTCAAAAATCCAATCTTCAAGTATTCGTGCGAGTTGCATTACGAGTCGGCATTGTCATGGCACCAGCAGCTTCTTTGCGTGGCGAACACATCATCCCGCCTTTTTTGAAAAACCCCATGTTTTTCACGGTGCTCGGAGACTCCTTTTTCAATGCTCGAAGTCCTGCGCCTTTTGGACCCTTCGGAATCGGTTTCATTTTTTCTTTCTCCTTCTCAATGCTTTTACACGCCGGGGCTTGCCGGCTGGTTGACCTATGCGTTTCTTCTGACTAATCCGGCTGCGCTTTTCAGCGGCTGTCATTTCGGAAGCTGTCTTGGGGGTCTTGGACGAAATCCTTTTCGTGGGGCGACAATATGGAGTACCCCGTTTTTCACCTTTGCGACGCCCACACGGCTTACCAGTTCTCTGGTCCGTCCACTTCTCCTTGAACCATCTTTTAAGCGCAAGACCACTTTTTGTCTTTCTGACTGCCATTAAAGCCTACCTTGATGATGTAGAACCAATGCTACAATAGATCCAACCACAGCCAAGCACAGAAGCAAGAACAAACCTATTATCGTCCCCTCGACGATTTTCTTACGTTTAGCTGCCGCTGCTATCTCTGCCTCTTTCCTCGCGACCCTGGCTTTTGCCTGAAATCTTTGCCAATCGGCCCATAGACCCGGACGACCGGCGTAGATCATAAGCTGCTTCAGTTGTTCTTCCTGCTCCTTGATTTTCTCCAAGGCCATGAATTCTTCAAGATCGGAGCCACCACCCTTTTTCTGCGACTTGCGCTGTAGATCACTTTTCGCACCTACAAACTGTGCAATGGCACTGCCTGCCGAAGCAATGTCCTTGCCGTTCTGTACGGCTGTTTTGATGACAGCGAAGGCTGCATTTGCTGCGGCTAATTCTGCTAACATCAGTACACCCTCGTTGTCTCTTCATTGACTTGCTTCGGCACACAATAAGCAGTGATCTTGTTGCCCTGCTTGTGCAGCTTCTGCGCGAAATATGTGCATTCGTTTAGGTCGCGAAAGTACATATCCTTGCTTACAAGTCGTCTTTCATCTCCTATCCCAATGTATACAAACAACAGAAATGCATGGATCAAGACTGTGTGACTGCACCCTTGGTTCGTTTACGACGACCCTTCATGATGGCGCCGCAACCACGAGCTACCGCAGTTCCCTTTACAGCTTTTCCTCGAAAAGCTCTTTTTGGTCGTTGATCCTCGATCCCTCCTGTTGCTCTCTTTTTCTTTTTCTTCTTGCCGCCAGTTCCGTAATTTGCCGCCCCGACTTTTCTGCACTTGGCGATAGCACCACTTGCATACGCCGACGGGAAGACTCGATATCGCGCCTTAACTTTGTGATAGCATGCATCTTTAGGCATTCCTTCGTTTCCTTCTACCAGCGCAATGCGCTCTCTCGCTGAAACCACGAGGGCGCTTGCAGTTCACTTTTGATTTGCGTTTCTTGCTCCATTTGCGTTTCTGCGGAGGCTTGGATATCTGCTGTCGCATTGATCCGCGCGAGATTGCCATCACCTTTTCTCCTAATGAAGTCTTCCCACAGCGGCGTTAGCATGGCGTGGTTCGATTCAACCTTCGTAGCGATCACAGCCGTGCGTTTGTCCACCTCGATCAGTGTCGTGAGGATCCAAACCACAAGAGAAAGAGCCACCCCGCCAAGACCAATAACAAGGGTTTTAGCCAAGGTTTTTTCATCTAGCATTTCCACCTCCGCCGTGCCTGACGCAGTCGGCTGTTAGGATCCTTCGCAGCCTTGGGGAACTTTTTCATCTGACCAGCAGATCTGGCACAGAACGACTTGCGCCGCTTCGCATCCTTGCTGCCCT